GACGCCCTAAAGTCGCGACGCCTTAAACTCGATGACGCCTTAAACTCGAGCAAGGTTCTCAAGATGCGGCTGCCCCGTCGGGACAGCCGCTGTCGTCGTGGCGTATCGCGCGTCGCGGATGGAGCGCCGTCGCGCGGAGGTTTTCACGCGGAGAAGGGAATGTTGAGCTGCATCTGCTGCTCGGCGTCCGCCCGGTTTTGCCAGGGATCCTCCTCCGGCTCGGCCGCACAGGCCTTGATCTCGTAATCATTGTCGAGACGCAGGTGAACGGCGGAGCGCCGCGCGTTGGTCGTGACGTCAACCACAAGTCCGCTTTCCCGCGCGAGCCTCCAGACGTCGGCCTCGGTCGGATAGGCCTTGCTCAACTTGGCTTCGTCGCAAAACAGCGCGTAGGGCATTCTGTACGGCTCCGTGGACTCGAAGAATGAACCGAGGATGAACAGGGGTTGCAGCGACAGGCGGGCGGGGCTGGGGCGGGAAATGGGCCTTTTCGGCCCGGTGCGGCCGATTTGAAGCTGCGATCGATACTCCGGCGCGTTCGTCATCAGAGCTTCAAAATCAAAGCCATACAGGCACTTAGGCCCGCTTGTGCCGCTTCGATTGCAAAGCTCGCGGACGCGGCCGCAGGCCAAGATGTGGGCGAACTTTGGAATCGGAGTAGCACGATCCAAATCGTAAACGAGTCCTAAATTTTTGGAAAAAGAATCCCTGGGACTCCCGGCCTAGAATCGCCGGATGGTTAATCCATGGGAACCGATCTCCATACCTTCTGCGGGCGCACGCAGCTCACGCTGGCCTTTGGCTTGCTGGCAGCTTTCGTGGCCAACGTCGCGCTGCTGTTCGCCTGGCTTTGACGGACGCATGCGCCGGCTGCGCCTTACGTGCGGCCAGCGAAGGAGACGGAGAATCGGAACGAGATCCGCGGATTATTTGTCCGAGTGGCGGGCGTCGTTCATCGACGCCCGCAGTCGCTCCAGGGTCGAGCTGAAATATTCCTGACGCTCGCGGTTGAAGCGTTCCTGGTTGGCGCGGAAGGTGGCGATGCGGGCCCGGATCTCGGCCTGCATGTCGCGTTGCAGCCCGAGTTGCGAGGTGATGCTGGTGAAGGGATGGCCGGTGATCGACTCCGGTGGGGCGACTGCCGGCTGGTCCGGCACCGCTGCGTCGGTCGGTGGTGCGGGCGGTTCGATTGGTTCGGCGACGCTTACCTCGAGGTCCGCATCGTGGGGGGCCATCTCGGCAGACATCTCCGCGGTCCGCTCCAGCGCAGGTGGTGCGGCGGATGCGATCGCAGAGGCGGGTGCGAGCTGTGAGAAATCAGTCGGCTTGCCGGTAACCGACTGCACGAACGCCAGGGTCTGGGCAATCAACGCATCGCGTTCTTCCCGCCAGGACATCGTGGCCATCCCCCTTGGTCACAACTGCAGCAAACTCGCGACATGAAATCAAGCTGGAACTCCAGGGACTTCGGCTGCCCCTGAGCACGGACGGTGTGGTCCCCCCGTTGAACTGCCCAATTTGTGGCTGTCTTGCGGCAGCCGGAAGTCCCCTAACGCAGATCGGCAAAAAAGGTTGCAATGCCGTTGGCGCAGCTATCGGTTGCGGTAGAGACATACCTGATGGTGCCGGCTGAGGGGATTGAACCCCCGACCTTCGGTTTACAAAACCGCTGCTCTACCGCTGAGCTAAGCCGGCGAATCGTCAGGATGCACCGCCCGTCAGTTCATCTTGCACGTGAACATGAGAAGGGGGCGGCGCGCCGTTCCTATCAGAACTGGGGATGCGAAGCTACCGCCGTCGGCCGGTCGCGGCCGCGAAGACGACAAAAGGGCGGCCCGGGAGGCCGCCCTTTATTCCAGAGATCGTCATCCAGCTTACTGGCAGGGACGCATACGATCGCCGTCCTTGAATAGCGTGCCGGGCCGGCAGGAGATGCCATTGCGGGCGGCGTAGCTGTTCCAGTCGCCATACCAGCCGTTCTGGCCGCGATCATAATAGCTGGCATCGCCGCGCTCGAGCGCGGCCGGCGGGGGAGCCGCGGCGTAGCGGTTATCATACGCATAGGCGTTGCTGGGCCCGCGGAATGGCGCGGTCGCGATTGCGCCGGCGGTCCCGACCGCCGCGCCTGCGACGCCGGCCGCGGTGCCCACTGCTCCCGCGGCCACGTCCCCCGGCCAGAAGCCGGATTCGCGGCGGTGGCCATTCCAGCCATTGTTGGTCCAGCCGGCATTGGCGTCCTGCTGCTGCATGGTCCGCTGCGCCACGTGGTGACGATGGGCCTTCATCTCCTTGGCCATGGTCGGGCCCGCGAACGCGGTCGCAAGAATTGCAGCCCCGAGGATCGCGATTTTTCTCATTTGTTGCTCCACTATTGCGCCCCCCTGGGTAAGTGCGATCCGTCGCTGCTGTTCCGCGAAGGGCTCGAATGGCCTTCAAACCGATGTGATGAGGCGGGTGACGCGGTCCGCGCGCGTGATCGTTCGCACGCGGGTTCGATAGGCTGGATTCCCGTCCGCAACCGGTGATGGTTTTCGTCGCTTTGCTCGCGTCTGTCGTTCAGTCATGCCGAACACGCTTTGTCCGCGTAGCTTCGATAATCGGCGGCATTAACCGGGATGAATGCTGGAGTCGTTAGGCTTACCGGCAGATTGCGCGCCGCCTTAACCCCTCAGGCCGGCGCGTTCGGTTATTGGTAGGAGGGGCAACCGCCACGTGAAATCCCATGCGCTTCGCAACAGCTTTGGTCATCCTGCTCGGAACGACGCCTGCCGCGTTTGCCGGCGGCTTCGATCTCGTCATTCCGGCGCGGCCCGGCGTGCCGATCATCATCAACGGCATCGATGTCTCCTACGCGGTGGTGGAGGGCGATTACGGGCTCGGCAAAGGCGTTCACCGCCAGCCGACCATCTATGGCGGCCGCTACGTCGATTCGGAGCCCTATGTCGGTCACTACTATCCGAGCCTCGGCAGCCAGCCCGGCTACGGACGAATGGAGATCGAGCCGCCGGCCAACCGCAAGCTGCCCAAGCCTGCCGAAAGCTATCATGACTTCTGGGGCGCTCAGTCGATGATGCAGCCGCCGCAGCCTGAGGTGCCGATGGATCCACCCGCGGTCATCCTCGCGCCGCGAGACGGCGGAGCGCCGCGCGCCTACGGCCGCTAGTGAGGATGCCGTCCAGACCAGCTTCAAACAAAAAGACGACCTGACAGGAGAAAATAATGCGTCAAACCATTCCAGCACTTGCGGCCTTGATCGGCTTCGCCATCGCCGGTAGCGCGCCCGCGATGGCCTGCGGCTACACCCCCTGCGGTGCGCCGGTCTATGCCTATCCGCCGGTCGCGGCCTATCCCTATCAGGCGCCTTATGCTTGCGGTAGCTGCGGCTATGGCTACGGTTACACCTATGAGCGGCTGGCCGAGCCGGACACGCAATACTACTACGTCAACCAGGGGCCGACCTACACCGGCCCGGGCCGCTTCGCGCCGTATCCGACCTATCACGAGAGCGCGCTGATCGGTTATGCCTATCCGCGCCATCACTACTATCACGGAGCCGGCGTCCCTGGCCCCGCGGTCTATGCCCATGGTCGCCACGCCTATCGCTGGGGCCATTCGAGCTACTATCACGGCAGGCGCGTGCTGCGCCGCTATTACTGATCGCGTCTGATCTGAAACGAAAACGCCCGTTCGCAGGATGCGAGCGGGCGTTTTGCTTTAGCTCATGAGGCCAAGCCGGCTGGCGCCGACATAGAGCGCGAGCACAGCGGCGTTGGAGACGTTGAGGCTCTTGATCTCGCCGGGCATGTCGAGCCGGGCCACCACGCTGCAGGTCTCGCGCGTTAATTGCCGCAGGCCCTTGCCCTCGGCGCCGAGCACCAGCGCCAGCGGCTGGCGCAGCTCGATCGCGGCGATGTCGCGATCGCCGGCGCTGTCGAGGCCGACGGTCTGGAAGCCGCGCTCGTTCAGCCGGGTCAGCGCGCGGGCGAGATTCTGCACAGTGATCAGCGGCACCAGCTCCAGCGCGCCGGAGGCGGATTTCGCCAGCACGCCGGTCGCCTCCGGGCTATGGCGCCCGGTGGTCACGATCGCCTTCACCGCGAAGGCCGCGGCCGAGCGCAGGATGGCGCCGACATTGTGCGGATCGGTGATCTGGTCCAGCACCAGGATCATGCCTTCCGCCGCGAGCGTCTCGATGTCGGGCGAGGGCAGGGGATCGGCCTCCGCGAGCAGGCCCTGATGCACGGCATCGGGGCCGAGCCGCTGGTCGATCTGGCTCGGCCGGACGATCTCGGGCGTCACCCGGGCCTCGATCTGCTCTTCGGCGAGCCTGCGGGCGGCGTTTTCGGTCAGATAGAGCTTGCGGATCCGGCGTTTCGGATTGGCCAGCGCCAGCGTCACGGTGTGCCAGCCATAGAGAATCACCGGCCCGTCGCCGCCGGGATCGCGTTCCCAGGCGGGCCGCTGGCGGCCAAAGCCGCGGCTCTTGTCGAAGGATTTGCCGCCTCCACGCCGGAACGGGGGCTTTCGGTCACGCTCGCTCATGGAACGGCTTGTGTCACGGGCGGCGGATTCTGGCAATTTGCCGGTGCGAAAAACGGGAACGGGCGGGCAGAGGCGAGGAATTGGCTGGCGAGAAACAAGGAAAATTCCAATTGCCTTGGTTGACTTTGCCATCCCGGTTCGACCATAAACGCCCCGGCCGCGCAGCCCGCCAGACGGGCCCCGCGGCCTTGCCGTCTCCATGGCCTCTTCTGGTCCGAAAGCCGCCGTTTCGCGGTGGACCATCGACGTCGTGGCAGCCGGGGGAGTGTCCCGAGTGGCAAAGGGAGCTGACTGTAAATCAGCCGCCTCATGGCTTCGCAGGTTCGAGTCCTGCCTCCCCCACCATCCTAAAATCACTACATAAATTTTGATTTTGGGAAAGGCCTTTTGCGGTTTCCATGCGACATCGTGCGACACCGTGCGACACGCTCTGTTCTCGCCAGAAGTTCTCCTACTGTTCCAGCAAGCTGGCGCACCCGGTTCCGAGTATATTGCCGTCGAGTCGCCCGGTCCTTGGGACGGGGCGGATCAGCTATTTCTCGGCAGCCTGACGGCGACGAAACCATGGACAAGCTAGTCGATATCGCTCTCCCCCCTTGGGGGTCCAAGGGGCGCGTGAATCGCGCGGGCGAAGCTTTGCGCAAGCAAGGTCCGTTCGCCAGTGACGATGCCCTAACACTTGAGAATTGGCGCGCCTCTCACAATAGAGTCCTGAATACCTTTCAGGCGATCTTACGCAATCGCACGAAAGGAAAGGGCATCGTGGTAGCTCAGCGGCTTAAGCGTCGCGCGACGATCATAGATAAGCTGCACCGCGAGCCAAAGATGGAATTGGCGCGCATGGACGATGTAGCAGGATGCAGGCTTATCTTTTCGGACCCTGCAGCCCTGCGTGAATTCCGCTCGGTCTTCCTTGGGGCCAAGTTTGCCCATCGCCGCAAGAACGAAATTGACAAATACGATTATATCAAAACTCCGAAGCCATCAGGCTACCGGGGCGTTCATGACGTTTATGAATACAACGTATCTTCAAAGGAGGGTGCACGCTTCAAAGGGCTGATGCTGGAATTGCAGTACCGAACCAAAGCGCAGCATGCTTGGGCAACGGCGGTTGAAGTCGTTACCCAGATGACCGACTTTGAACCTAAGTTCAATCGAGGTGGCGAAGCCGGAATAATTTTCTTCAAGTTTGCGAGTGAGATCATCGCTAGGACGCAGGAGGGGATGACTTCCTGTTACCCAGAAATGACAGACCGCCAGGTTGTCAAAGGCTTCGAGATGGCAGATTCCGAAACCAATATGCTGCGGTTTCTGTACAGTCTTAACGTCCTGCATGATTATTCAGAGGGCGGTCATCTGGTCTTGCAATACGAAAGCGGTGGCGGCTTGAAAATTCACAGCTTCGATAAAGTATCCGCCGCAACAAAGGCGCTGTTCCAATTAGAAGAGGACTATCCAAAGGATAACGTCGTGCTGGTGCAGGCAGACACCTTTGAACAGATCCGAAGCGCCTACAGAAACTACTTCTCCGACGCGACCGAATTCCTGGTTGCGATTGAGGGCGGATGCATGAAGTTGAACGGAGCACTTCCCCATGCCAAAGAGTGAAGAGTCCAGCGAGAAAGAAGCCCAAGAGCGCTTTGAGGCCGCCCTTCGCGCGGGGACCGAGACGACACCAATTCAGACGGCCATCCCTTCTTTGTCCATGAACGCCACCAAACGGTCGATCGCGAGATCCGCTCCGGCGCGGTCGCGTGCCAGGTAGTTCTCGACGATGGTCTTGACCGACGCGTAGGTGTGGCCGGTGACATCGGCGATGCGCTGCAGGTCATTGCCAGCGCGATAGAGCAGGGTGACGCAGGTATCGCGCAGATCCTGGTCGCGCTTCGGATCCCACTCGCCCAGCGCGTTACGGCCGAGCGACGGGCAGGGCGGGATCGTCCAGAGGATGTTGTCGCTCTAAGACACGACCTGGTCGCGGGTGCGCTCGCCGCGCTTGATCGCATCGCCGACGGTCTCGCCCTCGATCCAGCCATGAATGGCGATGGTGCGCACATCGTCGAAGCGGTGGCGATAGGCGTTGGTCTCGTAGGGCGCGCAGGTGCTCTCGTCGACGACGATGGTGTTCGGGCGCTCGCGCACGCCGGTCTTGACCATCAGCTCGGTGACGCGCCGGCGCGCATCGTCGAGCCGCGCCAGCAGCGCCGGCGCCTCCTTGATCTCGACGATCATGTTGGTCTTGCGCTGACGGAAGCGGCGCCGGCCATCGATGATGCCGTCATCGCCGATGGTGAGCCGATCGTTCTGGCGCTGGCCGGTGAACAGGCCGAGCATGACGGCGTCGCCGATCGACGCCCGCCCCATCGCGTCCGCCGCGCGCACCAGAGCTGTCAACTCGTGCACCTCGATCAGCACGCAGCGGCCGTCCGGTCGCGGCAGTTTCAACTGGTGTCTCGGATTGAGGCCGAGCCGCCAGACCGTCGAGCTCTGGCCCCAAGTCCATGCAGCGGAAAAGGCGGCGATAACGTGCAGCGCCATGTGCCAACCCCTGACGTCTCGCACATATTCGAAATGCGCCTTCAGCTCCGGCGTACCGATCGCGGCGATCGGCTTCCCGACGAATGGCTCCTTGCGCCGCGTGTCCGGGACGCGGCCGGCGGGCGCGCCGGCGCGGGCGCGCTCGCGGCGGGCTTTGGCCTCCTGGCGCGTCTCGGGCCGCCAGCGCAGCGCCTCGACGTCCTTGCGGTAACTGTCGATCGTGTTCTCCGCCATCGCGCGCTCGCCACGTTTCAGCGCTTTGGCCCTGTCGGACTCGAGTGCTTGCAGCCAATCGTCCAGCAGGGCCTCGACGCTGCGGGCCTGTGAGCCCTGCGGAATGGTGGCTAGCTTACGACTGCCGGTTTTACGCGCGCGGACGATCTCGCCATAAACGCCGCTGCGGCCGTCGGGTCCATAGAGCCAGGCCGAGACCTCCTCGAAGCTGAACCAGTCACCACCTCCGGGATGGCGCAGATCGCATCCGGGAAAGCCGAGTTCGATCTCGCGGCCGGAGGGGTGGAAGCGTGGCCGGCAGCTGCCATCAGCCTGCGGGCGCCACTTGATGAAGGGCAGCTTGGGCATCGACATCGGGCTGGATCATCCGGTGCGGACGGAGGAGGACGCTAGCAGGGCTGCTGCCGCGGCAACTGTCAAGCCGGCTGACCGCGCCTGGCCTGGTAATAGGCGTGCAGGTCCGCCTGATGCTCCTCGATCGAACCAGGCACAGGCGGCGGCGCCGCGTCGTTGGCGGCAGCCGTATTCGGCCGCGCTGGGTGATGGCGCGTCAGCCACGCATCGAAGCCAGTCCGCTCCCAACGCAGCGGCCGCTCCGAGATCGGCTGCGGCAAGCGCTCGCGGGCGTGCCAGCGTGCGCGCGTGCGGTAAAGCGTATCGAGCGAGATCCCGAGCGCCTCGCAAACATCGCCGGCTGTGTAGGGCCTCCTGATCGTCTGAGACATCGGTCATGCCCCCCGGACGTTCTCGGCGGCGACCCGAATGACCGCAGCGATGGCGGGGCTATCCTCCTGGACGGCGGCCGCGACGCGCGTCAGCACCTGATCGAAATCATCAGGCGCATTGTCGTTCGAGCTGAAGGTGCGCTGGATGAAGATGTCTGCAAGCGCGCGGGCGAGTCTCTCCGACGTGAAGGGGCGCCAGGCGGCTACGATCGCGGCGTGAACGAGCGGAATGGCGCCGGCGTCCTTCATGTCGCCGCCTCGAGCGCCATGTTATCTGCCGACGACGTCCTACGAACCTGCAGTAGCTGCGGCGCATGGCCGATGGCGTTAAGTCGCCAGGAGTATCCGCTCAGGTTCCAATGCCCGCGCTGCTGGGCGGCGGAAGGACCAGATACGAGGCGCGTTGAACCGGTGCTCCGGCGAGACTGGTCGTCCACCGTTGGACCCGCGCGATGAAGGGTTGGATCTTTGGATGAACGGCCCCAGCTGGCTGTCGTATGCATCGATGACTGCGGCGCTGACAGCGTGCGTTCGCGCGACTCGCGCTGCTACTTTTCTTGAGCCTTTCTCCCTAGACTTGCGGCCGTCAGCGGCACGCAGGCGGCTCGATCTTTGACCATGGCGCTCATCAAGACCCTCGCACCATTGGTGCCGAAGTGCGACAGCCGGACGGTGCGGGCCGAGCCTAAACGAGCCGACCCGTTCTATCACGAGCCACGTCACAAACAGTTCAGGGGGATGGTGCTCGCGCGTGCCGGCTACCGCTGCGAGGCGCTGGATGCTCAGGGCAACAGGTGCACCAAGGCTGCACCGGAGCACAGGCTGTTCGCCGACCATATTGACGAGCGCAAGGACGGCGGTGAGTTCTACGACCCGGCCAATGGCCAGTGCCTCTGCGGCTCGCACCACACTTCTAAGACGATGCGCGAGCGCGCGCGGCGCCACGGACTGATTGGAGGGGTGGGGGGCTAAGTTTCAAACGCCCTTGCCCCGCTCCAACCGCATGGGTCCTCATTCAGGGATTTTTTTCTCATGGCCGAAGTTTTTGACCTCTTCGGCGACCCGGTGCCGGCCAATTGGGGCGGGCGCGGTCGGCCCGAACATATCCCGACGCAGCAAAACCGGAATCGTGTCAGCATGTTAGTCGCGCTCGGCTGGAGCAATCCGCGGATCGCGGCTGCGCTCTACGTCACTTTGCCGACCTTGCGGAAGCATTATTTTTCCGAGCTCAAGTTTCGGGCCGTCGCGCGCGATCGTCTCGAAGCCGGCATCGCGATGAAGCTGTGGGAAGGCGTGCAGGCCGGCAGCGTCCCCGCCATCAAGGAGTTCCGATCGTTCATGGATCGCAACGATCGCATGGAGATCGAACGATCGATGGGGGCCAATCCCGCTGCTGGCGAAAACGGCGCCCGCCCTGATCGGGTCGGCAAGAAAGTCGCCGACCGGCAGCGCGCGATCGATGCCGACGCGGACCTGATGGCCGAGCTCGAGCACGAAGTATCGCAGAATGCTGCGGTCCACTGAGGGATTTCCGCGTTTCGCCTGTCCAGACTGGTGGGAGAGAATCCAGGCGGGATTGACGCCAATGGCTGCCGTGCCGCTCAACGAGAAGCGGGCCGCGAAGGCACTGGCGTTCTTCAACCGGCTGAAGCTGCCAGACGTCGCCGGCAACCCTCCACTGTCAAAAGCCTGCGGCGATTGGTTCCGTGACATCCTTTGCGCCTTCCTCGCGAGCGAGGATCCGGGGACCAAGCGTCGGCTCGTCTGGGAGCTGCTCTGCATGGTCCCGAAGAAGAACTCGAAGACGACCTATGTCGCGGCTCTTGGCCTCACCGCGCTGTACATGGAAGAGACGCCCAATCGGCAGATGCTGATCGTGGCGCCGAGCCAGAATATCTCCGAGCGCTGCTTCAACCAGGCGCAAGGCATGATCCGCCTGGACTCCCGCCTCGATGCAATCTTCAAGGTGCAGGACCACCTCAAGTGCATCACGCGCCGCAAGACGGATACCACGCTCGACGTCAAGAGTTTCGACACCTCGATCGTGACGGGCGAGATCCCCGTGCTGACGATCATCGACGAGCTGCACGAAATCGGCAAGAAGGCGAAGGCCGCGGCGGTGATGCAGCAGATCCGTGGTGGCGGCATCACGATACAGGGCGGCCAGGTCTTGATGATCACGACCCAATCGGATGAGCAGCCGACCGGAATCTGGAAGACAGAGTTGACCAAGGCGCGGAACATCCGCGACGGCAAGGGCGGGCCGGCGCCGATCCTGCTGCCGGTTCTCTACGAGTTTCCGCTCGATCTGCAGCGCAACCAGGTCTACTGGCGCGACAAGCGAAATTGGCCGCTGCTGTTGCCGAACATTGGCCGATCGATTGATCCGCAGCGCCTGATCGAGGATTACGAGAACAACGGCAAGGTCAACAAGGAAGCCGAGACCATCTGGGTCTCGCAGCATCTCAATATCGAGATCGGCACCGGACTGAAGACCGATGCGTGGGCCGGAGCGGAATTCTGGGGCGGTTCGGAGGATGAGACGGTCACATTCGAGACCCTGCTTGAGGTCTGCGACGTGATCGTGTTCGGTCTCGACGGTGGTGGCCTTGATGACCTCTATGGCTGTGGCGCGATCGGCCGTCACAGGGTGACGAAAGAGTGGCTCGCCTGGGCGAGAGCCCTGGTGCCATGAAAGCGTGCTGGAGCGACGTCAGTCGATCGCTTCTCGGCTGCTGGACTTCAAGGCTGCAGGCGAACTCACGATTTGCAAGCATGCCGGCGAGGACGTTGCCGAGATCATCGAGCTAATCAAGCTCGTAAAGGATCTCGGCCTGCTCGCGGCGGTGTCGGTTGATCCGGCTGGACTTGGCGAGATGGTCGAGGCACTCGACGCGATCGGCATCACCGTCGAAAACGAGATGCTGATCGGCGCGCCGCAGGGCTTCGGTATGATGACCGCGATCAAGACTGCCGAGCGGCGTCTTGAGAACGGTTGCGTTGCGAAGGAGCAGCGCAAGCACGAGATGTCCATGCGGCATGCGAAGTCGTCGCTGATGGACTGGTGCGTCGGCAACGTCAAGATCGAGCCGACCGCGACCGCTATTCGCGCCACAAAGCAGAACGCCGGCGAGGCCAAGATCGACCCGTGGGCGGCAATCATGAACGCGGTTGCGGTGATGGTGCGCAACCCTGAGGCGCGCGGTGGAAAATCCGGCTGGAATACCGACGACCTCGATGCGCTGATGGCCAAGATCGATGCCGCGGCCGAGGCCATGTAAACGGGAGATGCCGACAGTGGCAAGCAGGTGGTCCATGGCATCGGCAGGCCTGCGTAAGGGAGCGCGTGCGTTCGCTCGCGCGCTGCCACATGTGGTGCTGGACGTTTGCGGCTTCGCCGGCGCCGGCGCGATCGTCTATGGCGCCTGGCTGATCTACGTGCCGGCCGGCTTCCTGGTCGGCGGCGGCCTTCTGATGGCGCTTTCGATCCTGTTCGGCCGCCGACTCGAGGCGCGGGAATGAGCCTGTTCGGTTCGCTGGCGCGCGAGGTCAAAGGCGTCAACGGTCTGACCTGGGGCGAGATCAACGATCTCTGGTCAGGCCTGTTCGGTGGCTATCAGTCGCGCTCCGGTCCCGCGATCAACTGGAAGACGGCGCTTCAGACCACGACCTTTCTCGCCTGCGTGCGACGCATCGCCGAGGCAGTTTCGACCGTCCCGACCAAGGTCTATCAGAAGCCGCGTGGGGCCAAGCGCCAGGAGGCCTACGACCATCCGCTCTACGACCGGCTCAACGACGAGCCGAACGAGTGGCAGGATCCGCTGCAATTCAAGGAGACGATGGCCGTCCATTGTGCGGTCACCAACAATGCATATGCCTTCAAGAACATGGTGCGTGGCAAGCTGGTCGAGCTGATCCCGATCGTGCCGACCCATGTGCAGCCGAAATGGACGCCGGACCGGACGCCATACTACCTGGTGACCGCACCGGACGGCACACAGGAGACGTTCGCGCCGCAAGAGATCCTGCATATTCGCGGGCTTTCGTGGGACGGGCTGAACGGCCTCGATGCGGTGAAGCTGCTGCAGGAGCCGCTCGGCCTTGCTCTGGCGACCGAGCAGACGCACGCGATGTTGCATGCGCATGGTGCGCGGCCGAGCGGCATCATCTCCGTCAACAAGGGCCTGGACGAAAAGGAGCTTGTCCGCCTCGCAGCCTGGGTCAAGAAGCATTACGGCGGCCTCGACAATGTCAGCCGCGTGATGATCCTGGACAACGATGCCAAGTTCACACCCTTCGACATGAAGGGCGTGGACATGCAGCACATCCAGCTGCGCAACCTCGAGGCCGAGCGCATATGTCATGGCATGGGCGTGCTGCCTATCGTCATCGGGTACCCGGCCGAGATGGCGGCTCGCGCCGCGGCCGAGACACTGATCGCGATGCACCTGGTGCATACGATCAGGCCCTGGCATCGCCGCTTCGAGGCTGCCTTCGACCGCCAGTGCTTGACCCGCACCGAGCGGGCTCAGGGCTACTACACCAAGTTCATCGATGGCGAGTTCCTGCGCGCCACCGCGAAGGATCGCGCCGAGTACAATAAGGTCGCTCTCGGGGGCGCCGGTAATCCCGGCTGGGCCACCATCAACGATGTCCGCGACTGGGACGACATGGACGAATACGACGGCGGCGATCACATCTACGCGCCGATCAATTGTGGGCCGATCGGGACGGACGGTATTCCACGGGTGGGTCAAGCGACCCCGGCGTCATCGAACGACAGTCCCGAAGCGTGATTAGGCTCGGCGCGTTCCAGCTGGGCTTATCGAGTGTTCCGGACATCGTCCCTGCGTCTCTCGACCTCCTCTGCGTCCTTGTCGTCGATCTCCATCAGATCATCGCGGCCATTGGCCTTCAGCAGTTCGTCGAGCTTGGCATGTATGGCCTGCGTGTCCCGGTGCTCGGCACGTTGAATCACCAGTGTCATGCCCCAGGTCGCGAGCGTCGCAAACGAATGCCATTCCAGCCCGTTACCCAGAGTGATCCAGGCGATCCCGTAAAGGACGAAGACGACGAATGCAGTTGGCCGTGCGGTCGCGACGCCGAGCGAGGTCAGCCAGCCGGTGAGCTTGGAAGAAGGCATAGTTCGGCAACGTCACGATGGGCACAGGGTTCCCAGTGCTCTGGAAAGCAAAGCGATGTCTGATATTCACCTTAGGCCGGCCAGGCTCAAATCGGCTGCGGGCGCTAGCCGTCTCTCCGTCAGTTTCCAATACAAATTCGTGGAGGATGGCGGCCCTGCCGGCACCTTCGAAGGCTACGGCTCGGTCTTCAACAATGAGGACGATGGCGGTGACCTGATCATGCCCGGTGCCTTTACCGGCGTGCTGCAGCGCCATCAGGCAAAGGCGACGATGCCGAAGATGCTGCTCAACCATGGCAGCATGGGCGGCTTCTTCAGCTCTGACCCGATGGCTGACATGCCGATCGGTGCCTGGAGCACGATGAGCGAGGACACGCATGGCCTGCAATGCAAGGGCCGGCTGATCAATCTCGACACTGAGAGCGGCAAGCGCATCTATGGTGCCATGAAGGAGAAGACGCTCGACGGACTGTCGATCGGCTATCGAGTCGGCGAGTTTACGCGCGGCAGCAAGCCGAACGAGCCGCGGCGCACCATCAAGTCGATCAAGGATCTGCCGGAGGTGTCGCTGGTCACGTTTCCGATGAACGACCTGGCGCGCACAGGTGCTGTGAAGGCGTCCGACATTCGCACGGTCCGTGATTTCGAGGACTTTCTACGCGAGATCGGCGGCTTCTCGCATGCGGCAGCCAAGTCGATCGCAGCGCGCGGCTTCAAGTCCGCCGAAACCGAGCCGCTTGGACTACAGGCGCTTGCCACTTCCCTCCGCGATCTTCGACGCGCGATCTAGAACGTTCACTGATTACCGTCAGGAACGAACCGGAGGGCAAAAGCTCCCGGCTCAATAAGTCGGCCGCTTGATGCTCGAAAGCGGACCCATGATACTCTTGTCCAGCATTGTCGTTCATGACCCATCCGGACCTTGCGGCTTGGGCCGGGTATGTCCGCTCATGGGGCATGACCGGAAGTCAGCAATCAGAGGGCCAATAGGCCGCTTGTGACCCAGAACCGACGTCGTTCAGTGGCTGGCGGCAGGTAAGATGTATCCGTCCAACAAGCCCAATTCGGGCGCAACCATGTTTTTGGATTCTATGGACGCGTTGAAGACAACGACCATGTCAAGCGCGGGAATGATGATGGTTTTTACGTAGACCTTGAGAAGCCGATGTCGTCGTCGATCACCGCGCCCGGCCCAACGGGAACTTTTCCGGGTCTTGGCTGATTGAGATTGTGGAAGACGACCTTGTCGCGCCACACCTTGCGGAGAAAATCCGCGAACACGTCGATTGTCAATTGCTCGCCTGGACAGCGTCGATAGCCGAAGCCGAACGGAGCGAACCCGGCATAATCGCAGACCGGTGCCGGCTTCCCTTCCGACACGGCGAACACTGTACCGAAGCCGCTGTTGGTGATGCCGGTTTTCCGTCCATCACTGACCGGAAGCGTTGTTATGTCAAAGGGGCAACGCGGCAGACCGATCTGCTTGCATTTCGCCTCATCGATCTGGGCGCTGGTCGGCACGCTCAAGTACCGCTGGGGGTCGAACCGCTCAGGCTCATTCCATAGCCGCGAGTCGAAGCTCGTGTCGGTATGGGGCGTATTCATGTAGGAGTGCCGCTCGTAGGGCACGCCGAACTGGGCGAATGGAGAGCCGCCGTAGAAGGACGAGGCACGCGTGTCCGCAATCGCTGAAATGCTGCCGCCGTTCGGCGAGATGGTGCGGAAGAGCTCCATCACCAGAAGTTCAAGGGGCGTGTAGGGCGCTCCGCTCGCATTGTCGGAGTCCCCGCTCATTGTCTTTTGGAAGGCCGCCCGCACCGCTTGGTCCCCTCCATTCTGGTTCAGGCGCGTCATGATGCCAAAGATGGAATTGCCCCATTGGCTCAGCGCTACGAAATTGTGGAAGCACTCAAAGACAACATCCTTCTTGGCGAAATACTTACCGTCGCCCGCATTCTTGAGCCAGTAATAAGCGATTGTCTTGTCGGGATCGGAAACCCTTCCGTTCGCGATGTCGTCCAGCCTCGCATCAATCCATTTCGCAAGGAACGGCCGAAGCGCCCTCACGGTCATATAGTTTTCGTAAACGATCTCCTGCAATGGATTACGAAAGGCGAGCACCGTGTTGAAGGCCTCCCCGATCGCCCGGACTTGAGGCGGTACTGCGTCGCCCTTCACGCCGAGGTGCAGATCCCAATAGATATCCCAAAAATAGTCGAGGTAGTGGCGCATGAAAGGCTTGTCGGCGTGCTTAGGGTCGAGAAGCCTGTCGAAGAATGCGACGACCTTGGCCTTATACTTCGGGGTATAAAGGTCGGGAGTGACGCCGGTGAAATAGATGCGTTTGCGCAGGTTATTGGCGCCGCGATTCTCTAGCCCCTCGAGGAAAACTGTCACGCCATCCGAAGGGGTCGGCTTCCACTCTTCGTAAAGCATCCCCCAAAAGTCCCAAGGGATTGCGTCCTGTTTGGTGAGAGGCAGGTCGATCATGGGGAGGATCGGCCGCTCGCCGGCAAAGATGCTGCCGAGAAAGAACGGGACCACCGCGTTGTCGACGTAGTCGCGGTTGAAGTGGCTTGGGATCGTTGCGCGGAATTTCGCCAAGGCCGCGGAGAGGTCAGGAGCCTGAGCTGCAGCAGGCGCCTGAGTGGAGAGCCCACTTGCAACAAGAGCGGCGGCGCCCGAGAGGAGCGTTCGCCTTTCTATGGAAAACGGAGCTTCTAGGGATTTTGAATCTGCCAAGGTGCCGTCTTCGAGCGGTTGATGCTGAGGCAAGGCGTTAACTCCCTGGTGGCAACTCCTCGCGTGGGTATGACGGTTCTTTACAGACTGGCGCATCCGGAACGAGGCGGCATGAAGATGTCGATTCAATCGGTTTTCGGAAGGTGCGGACATCAGCAAAAACCCTGGGCTGCCTGCGATGAAGTACCGTGGCTTGAGACATGCGGCACCGCCCAGGTCGGCTTGTGGCCCGAAGTTGCTGATGGCCGAGGGGCAGAGCATGTCTGCTCTGCCCTTGTGATTCAGACATCAACTTGTTCGGCAATCGCGAGCGCGTCGTCCACCTCGATGCCGAGATAGCGTACCGTGCTTTCGATCTTGTGTGGCCGAGCAGGAGCTGCACTGCTCGTAAATTCCCGGTG